CAGGGCGCTCGAAATCGGAGCGACTCGTGAGGCGATCGATGACGTCGCCGGCGTGCAGAAGGGCTACACCGCAACAGCGCTCGCACTCGGCGGCGCGCAGGGGCTCGGCCGCACCAGCATGGGCCCGATCCTTGGAGCGCACGGCATCATGCTGATCGCGGTCGAGGATCTGGACGCGATCCGCAAATACGCGAACCGGGTGAAAATCGGAAAACGCGCCTACCAACTCAACGGCGTTCAGAACAGGCCGGTAATTCTCCGGTTTTCACGGCGATATATGAAAAAAATCGCGCGCAAGAGTGCCCCAGCGCGCATGAAGAAAATACCGGCATGGAAACGACGACAGATAGCGCGCAAGGCCGGGCGCGCGAGCGCCGCGAAGCGGGCGGCCGCACCGAAAGAGGGCTCTACCTAGGCGATTTCGCCCGCCCAAATGGCGAGAAAATCGGGGCTGATTTCAAAATCGCCCAATCAAAATCAAAGGGATATTAAGGGAGAGGCTTGCCGCCGCGCTGCAGGTAGATCGCCAGCAGCAGCGCAACCGGGCCCGGCACCCGCGCCTGGCCGGCGGCGATTTTCTGGATTTGGCGCACCGATAGGCCGAGCACACGCGCGGTCTCTTTCGATGCCGGTTTCAGGTTGAGCGCGGCGAGCGCGGCAAGGTACTGTTCCGTTGTCATCGTGTACTCTCCGGGTGTCCTCGCTGGCCCTGGCGAGCCGCGGTGATAGGGCCGCCGGTTGGCGCCGGCGGCCCACATTCTCAGGGCCGGCGCGACATGTCGACCAGGTCTAGCTGCGCGGCGTCATCGCCGAACAACCCGAAGTCTCGGCCCAGCGCTGATCGGCTTTGCTGGTCACCACGGGATATCCTCCATCGGCTCAAGATCAGCCGCGGTGCGGAACGTCAACACCGCGTCGTCCTTCATCGCGCGCCAGAGATCGCGCACGCTATCGGCGATCTTGCTGCCGTCCGTGCGGGTGTCGCCGCCGCGCGCCGCGTACATCGCCGCCGTGCTGGCGTATACCGTGACGGTCGACCCGCCGCGGCCTCGGTTGCGCCGCTCCACCGCATTCGCGCGGTGGGTCTCGGCATCGTTAAGCGCGCTCCAAAGAAAGCCGCTCATGGCTTCACCTGGCGGAACACGCGGCAGGGGGGTTCGTCGAATTTCGGGCTATCGCTATACATGGCTCAGCCCTCCCGCATCGTGCGGCGGGGGAACGGCTTGCGGCTGTCAGGCGCGCGCACCTTCATCCGGTTGCCGCCGTCATAGCTCGCCGACCAGCCGTCGCGCTCGAGCTTGCACAAGAGCTGATAGCGAAACTCGCGGATATCCTCGCAGATATCCCCTTGCACGACGTGCGAATTGATCTCGACGTCAAGCGCGGTCAGCAGCCGACTCAGCCTGGCGCATACCGCGCGGTCAGTGCTCGAAAGGCCCGTATTCCAGGGCTTGCAGTAGCGTGTCGTGGTCATTGTCAGTCCTCGCTGTTGGGCCCGATTGGCGTCGGGCATGGCAAGACGGTATGCGAACAGTGGACGTATGAAAACCGGAAAGATCAGCACAAAACCGGACAAATCCGCACAATCAGCGCGGTCGGCAGGGCTCTATGAGCGGATCGCGATGTCCGCACTCGCCGCAGTACAGTTTAGGGTATCGCGCGCCGCGCGCCGGCACTGCTACGATCGCCTGATGCCCGCACGACTCGCAGCGCACGGACAACCGCACGATTTGCGCCGGCACCTGGCGCAGGTCTATCGCCGCCGATCTCGGCATGGCCCTTCTCCATCAGCCTGCGAACATGCGCCAAGCGTCGCGGTTCCGACCAGATGCGCGCCCGACGTCGCCACTGCTGCACCAGCCTGACCGGCAACCCACAGGCCCGTGCAATCTCGCCAGGCGTCGCCAGTCCGCGCCGGATCAACTGCACCGCGCGATCGTGCATCGGATGACGGCGACGTCCCATGGGTGGATTTGTCGAGGGAATGGCGTCATTCAGCAACGCATCGATTTGATACCCTCACGTGGTCTTATTGCGCCGTTGAAAAGCGCAACGATTTCAAAGCTCCCCGTATAGGTCTACGCGCGGCATCTACAGGAAGCCCATCAACACGCTCCAAACACTCATTTCCAGACGATGCAATGCGTTGCCGCCACACCGCACCCGCGGCCATCGTGCCGCCATGTCCGATACCGCAGTCGCAACAACGCTGAGCCACCAAGCGCTCTCAGCGCCGACCAAGTCGAGGCCAGGCCGCGTAACCGGCAAACTAGCCGAGGCAATCACCCTCATGGTCGAGGAAGGCGCACGCTGGGACGAGGCTGCCGTGAAAGCCGGTTTGACCGTTCGCAACATGCGCTTAGCCTTGGAGCGCCCACACGTCGTCGCGTTCCTGCGAGCACGAAAGCAGGTATTTCGCGAGGCCGCTTCAACCGCGAACATCAAACGGCTGTGCGAAATACGCGACGCGGCGAACAATATGCCCGCGGTGCAGGCAATCAAGCTGCTCGAGCAGATACCCGACGATAATGCTAGCAGCAGCAAGGGCTTAATGCCCGGCTTCGTCGTCCAGATCGTCAACGTGCAGCAGCCTGCGCCGGGCGCGGAACCCGCGGTAAAGGTCATCGCAAGTGATTGATTCTGCTCATGCAAACAATTGTCTCCAAATGGTAAGCCATCGGCCGCGCCCAGTCGTGACCATCCTGGGCGGCGCGGTCACGCTCGACCTCGGCCAGGCGGGGGTGGGAGGGGGAAAATCGAGGCTCGCGGCCCCGCTCCTACCTCCCCCGCGCACTTTCCCCGGAACCCTTTCGCTGCAATGCGGCATAGATTTTCTGTGCGGATTTCTGGGCGTGAAACTCTGAGGAGGCTGTGATGCCATTGAAGCGCGGGCGGTCGGCGAAGGTTGTTTCGGCGAACGTTCGGGAGTTGCGGCGGGCGGGATATCCGCAGCGGCAGGCTGTTGCGATTGCGCTGCACAAGGCCGGGAAGGCGCGGGCGCGCGGGAAGCGGCGATGAGGTTTGTCAGAAAGAGTTTTGGTATTCAGATTGGCCGGGATTTTTACACCGGCCGATATTGTTACCTGATGATCGGGTGGCATCGCGGCACTGACGACGTTCCGGGAACGCGGCGCTTTCGTCACAACATCCGTTGGCGGATTTGGCCTTTGCTTGATCTGCTGTGGTGGCAGTCGGCTTGGTACTGGCGCGGTCGGCGGTTCACGCTGGCGTGGCCGTGCGGGATCAAGATTTCTGGTCGCTACAGGCAATGGTGGCCGCTATGACCGCTCCCGAGCTTGCCAGGACTGCGGACGGGCGGATTGCGTACCAGATCGATGCTGGGACGCAGTTGGCGGCGTTCATGATGTCGGCGGCACCGGTGCAGATCATTCAGGGCCCGGTGGGGTCGGGCAAGTCGAAGATCTGCAATCTCAAGGTTTGGTCGATTGCGTCGGCGCAGGGTGCGATGCGGGACGGGGTACGGCGCACGCGGTGGGGCGTGGTGCGCAACACGTACCCGGAGCTCAAGACGACGACGATTCGGACGTGGGAGGACACGTTTCCGCAGAGCGAGTTCGGGACGATCAAGTGGTCGATGCCGATTTCGCAGGTGATGCGGATGGGGGATGTCGAGGCGCAGATCGACTTTCTGGCGCTCGACAAGGTCGACGACGTCAAGAAGATCAGATCGGGCGAATACACCGGGTTCTACGTCAACGAATTGCAGTACCTGCCGAAGGAGCTGTTCGACGAGATGACGTCGCGCGCGGGGCGCTATCCGGCGATGAAGGATGGCGGACCGACGTGGTACGGGGTGCTGGCGGACATGAACGCGCCGGACGAGGATCATTTCATCGCGATGATGACGGGGCAGGTCGAGTGGCCGCTCAACATGCCTGACGATGAGCGGGCCGCGATGGAGTGGCCGAAGGAGTGGGATTTTTTCATGCAGCCGTCGGGACTGCTTGAGGAGGGCGCGCCGGACGGGACGACGCGATATCGGCAGAACCCGGCGGCCGAGAACCTGAAATGGCTGCCGCCCGGCTACTACACGAACCAGATCAAGGGCAAGACGCGGGCGTGGATCAAGTCGCGGGTGCTGAACAAGATCGCGCTGGTGGTGGAGGGCTCGCCGGTCTATCCGAACTTCCGGCCGGAGTTTCACGTTTCACGTGAAGCATTGCTGCCGGTGCCGCGGCATGACGTGCTGGTGGCGCTGGATGCGGGGCGCTGGCCGGCGGCGATCTTCATGCAGGAGATCGGCGGGCGGGTCTACGTGCAGTACGAGCTCTTGGGCTTCAACGAGCCAGCGACGGTGTTTGCCCCGAAGGTGAAGCGCTTCCTCGAGCATCGCTATCCGGGCTGGACGGCGCGCTTCGTCGGCGACCCGAAGGGGTTCGACAAGGGCCAGGCGACGGACGATTCGGCGTGGGAGGTTTTTCGCTTCAACGGCATGGAGGTGGCGGCCGCGCCGGTGAAGATGAACGAGATCGAGACGCGGGTCGGCGCACTTGCCCATATCCTCGACGACAACCCGTCGGGCATCGCGCGGCTGCAGATTTCGCCGCTTTGCCGAACGCTCAAGGTCGGGCTGGAAGGCAAGTATTTCCTGGAGAAGGACGAGACCGGCGTGACCAAGCCGTGCAAGAACCGCTACTCGCACCCATGCAACGCCGCGGAGTACGGGCTGCTCGGGCTGGGCGAGGGGCGGCGCATGGTCGGCGTCAACCCGGCGGTGTCGACTGCGCCGGCGAGGATGTTCGGAACGCGGCGATCACTCAGGAGGGTTGTGGCATGATTGATCTGATAACCAGAGAAAAGCCTATCGTTGATGATCCCCTCGGGCCGGAAAATCGTTGCAGGGATTACGACGACGGCTGCAAGAAAGCCCCGCGCTGCGGGTATCTGAATTGCTGGCTTGTCGAGCCGGAAGCAGGCTGGTGTCCCGGACTTCGATCCGACGCGCCGTGATCAGCACGGTTTGCAGATCGGCGCAGGTCCTGGCGGGTAGGGCGCGAGCGGCGCATCATCGCTCAGTGGAAAGGGCTGCCGCGGCCGCCTTGCAGGATGAAGCCGAAGTCGTTCCAGCCGAGCAGGAACAGCAGGATGAACAGGAGCAGCATGTTGCCGCCCCATCCATACGCCCATCCGGTGCCCTGCCGCCACCATATCCCGCCGAAGATCAGCCAGAGGATCATCAGCATCCAGAATAGCAAGCCGATCGGCATCAGACCCTCCCGAGCAGGAAGAAGACGAGGAGCACGATCAGGATGAGACCGATAACGCCGCCGTGCCCGTAGCCGCCATAGCCGTAGCCGCCCGTGTAGAATGAGCCGCCACCGAACAAAAGCACCAGAACGATTATCAGCAGGATCAGGCCCACGGGGTCGCCTCGCTGGCGCAGGGATTTGCGGGCATGACGACAACCCGCTGGGGGAACCGAGGTTCCGCAGATGAACCCTGTCGAGCTGCCCGTCGCGGTCGAGCCGGAGGAATGGACGGTGGTGTTCCACCGCGAGGCGTCGTCGCGCTGGTTTGCGCTGATCGCGCTCGGGCGGTTCAAGCACGTCTCGGCGTTCGCCTACCTGCCGGGGCTGCACGGCTGGGTGATCCACGACTGGCAGCACTCTGGCCTTCGCGTTGCGGTCCTGCCGCACTCGGACGAGACATGCCGGCTGATCGCGTCGATGTTCGGCGGCCCGTCGACCGAGTGGGTGAAGGTACGGCGGCGGCCGGGCCCGTCGTCGCTGTCGGGTTTCCGGCTCGGATCGTGCGTTGGCGCGGTCAAGCACCTGCTCGGGCTGCGATCATTGGTTTTGCGCCCCGACGGTCTCTATCGGCACCTGATGCGTGATGCGTTGCCGACTAAGGCTCCGACCGCCTCTGATGGGTGGCATGAGCCCAGCGCTGGCGCATCAACGATTGCTGGAGTGCCTGAGCTACGATCCTGACACGGGATTGTGGCGCTGGATCAAGTCGAACACCAATTCGGTCGAGCCCGGCGATCTGGCTGGCAGCATCAGCCCTCCCTGCGGGAGAAGGTCGGCAAGGCGCGTGCTTATGCTTGATGGCGTATCGTATCAATCGAGTCATTTGGCCTTTTTCTACATGACAGCTTCGTGGCCAGTCCACGAGATGGATCACATCAACGGAAATTCGATCGACGATTCTTGGGAAAATCTTCGCCACGCGACTCGAAACCAAAACGAAATCAATAAGGGGCCGTACAAGAACAACAGATTGGGTGTGAAGGGCGTCTACAGGCGCAACGGAAAATATCTTGCGTTCATCCATCGAAATTATAAGCGCCAGGCGCTTGGGCGTTTTCTCACAATTGAGGAGGCTTCCTCGGCTTACATCGCTGCAGCAAAAGCGCACGACAGAGAATTCGCAAGGATTTAGCGGCCATGGGACCGAAAGCCCCGCAGTATCAGCCGCCGCCGGAAGACCCGCAGACGCTCGCGCTCAAGCAGCAGGCTGAGCAGGACGACATCGCGGCCGGCGAGGCGCGCGCGCAGATCGACTCGGCGAGCCTGATGGCGCGCTACGGCACGCGGCTGACGCTCGCGGCGGCCGGCGGGGCATCCGGCGCATTGCCTTCCGCGGCGGCGCCACAGCCGTCGAACATTCTGGCGGCCCTGCAGAACTATCGTGGCGGCGGACTGCCGGCTGTGGCCGCGCAGACGAGCAGGACGATCGGCGGCGGAGCGGCGGCCTGACATGGACGATTCCGAGCTCCAGCGCACGGCCCTCGATCGCCTGGAGGAGGCGCGGCAGAAAAAGGCGCTGTGGGCGCTCGATTTCAAGGAGTGCTATTTCTTCGCGGCGCCGCATCGCCAGCGCGAGGTTTTCTCCAAGACGATGCCGCCGACGGCGCGCCGGCTCGACGCGCCGGAGCTGCAGACATCGCTTGCGTTCGACATCACCGGCGAGTTCGTCACCGAGATCGTGCAGACCTTCCTGCCGGAGTGGCAGCAGTGGGCGCAGCAGGGGCCCGGCATGTTCATCAAGCCGGACATGTGGCAGCAGGTCGAGGACATCGCGAAGAAGAACGACGTGGTCATTTTCGACGCGATCAAGTCGTCGAACTTCTACGCCGAGCTGCCGAAGTCCTACGACCCTGATCTTGCGATCGGCACTGCCGCGCTGTGGATCGATCAGCCGCGGCCGGACCAGCCGATCGTGTCGTCGGCGGTTCCGCTGCGCGAGCTTGAATGCAATCTCGGACCACACGGCGAGATCGACGACCGGTTCGCGGTGCGCTGGACCCGCAATGCGCACGTCTCCGCGATCCTGCCCGGCGTCAAGCTGCCGCCCGAGGTGGCGGACGTCATCGCGAAAGACCCGTCCGGCTTCACCTGCGTGCAGCGCGGCTTCTGGCGGCTGTGGGACAAGACCGACGAGGAATGGCAGTACGTCGCGCTGGTTGGCGACAAGCTGGTCGACGGCAACGTGATCAAGGGCGAGGGATGCTGCCCGCTGATCGTGACGCGGTTCAACCCGTCGGCGGATTGGAACTGGGGCATCGGCTTCCTGATGAAAGGACTGCCGGACCTGCGCCAGATCGACGAGCTATCCGCGATGAAGATCGAGGGCATCGCGCGCAACACCTCGCCCCCGATGGGCTATCCCGACGACTCGTTCGCCAACATCGCGCAGGGCCTAGAGGAAGGCATGGGCTATCCGGTGCGGCCCGGAACCACGCAGCAATCGATCCTGCGGCTCGCGCCCGAGATCAACATCGAGTCGGCGAACTACGAGACCGACAAGCTCGAACATGCCTTGCGCCGGCTCGGCTACGTCGACTTCCCCGAGCAGTCGGGCGACACCCCGCCGACGGCGGCGCAATGGATGGACCAGCTCGCGCGCGCGCAGCGCCGCATCGGCACGCCCGGCATGTCGTTCTGGCGCGAAGGCCCGATGAACTACTACCTGCGCTTCAAGTATCTGCTGGAGCGCAACGGCGCGATCCAGCCGCTGCAGGTGAACGGCAAGATGATCTCGGCGCGGCCGCTCAATCCGTCGCAGCGCGCGGCAGAGCAGCAGGAGATCGCGATGGCGGCGCAGGCGATCCAGCTTCTCGGCCAGGCGTGGCCGGAGGAGTTCAAAGCGTGGATCGACGGCAAGACGTCGATGAAGAACATCCTCGACAAGATGCGGGTGACGTTGCTCACGTTCCGCAAGCCCGAGGAGGTGCAGGCCGCCATCCAGCAGATTCAGCCGCTGCTGCAACAGCACTTCGCGCCGGGCGCGCCGCAGCAGCCTGGGCAGGAGCAGCCGCAGGGATCGCTGCAATGACGGCAGTGATCGTCCAGGACGAGCATCTGCATAGCGCGATCGATCGTATTGCGCGCACCGCGTACGGCCAGACGCTCTACCTGTTCCTGCAAAAAACCCTGTCCAGCTTCCCGTCCGCTGCCGCCTCGGCCGATGCGTTGCTGGCGCATAACGGTCGACGCATGTTCGCGCACGATTTGATGGCCATCATGGCCGCAGGAATCCGAGAGACCCATGGCGGGCGAGACCCAACCGACGGCCCCATCGTCTTCAACCCCCGCGAGCCCGCCCGCATCGCCGGCCGCGAGCGCCCCCGCGACCACCTCGCCCGCACCGACCCCGAGCTCGCCAGCATCCCCAACGCCGGCCCCGGCGGCGGCCGCGTCGCCTAGTGCGCCGCCGGCCCGCCCGGCCTACGTGCCGGAAGATCATTGGGACCCGGCCGGCAAGATCAAGGACGAGACCAAGTACGCCGAGTGGGTGAACCAGAACGCGGCCGCGACCGCGGCCGAGCGCTCGCGCAAGCTGACGCTGCCGCAGGCGCCGGAGGCATACCGGCTCGACCTGCCGGCCGAGTTCAAGCCGCCCGAGGGCCTCGAATTCAAGGTCGACGAGAAGGACCCGCTGATCGCGCAGTACCGTGCGATGGCGCACAAGCGCGGGCTCGACCAGGACACGTTCACCGAAGGGCTGGGCATGATCGCGGCGCTGCGCGTCGGCGAGCAGACCCAGATCAAGGCAGCCTATGACGCCGAGGTGGCGAAGCTCGGCGCCGCCGGGACGGCGCGCGTCGATGCGGTCATTCAGTGGATCAATGCCGTCGCTGGCCCGGATGCGGCCGCGCTCGGCACCGCGATGAAGCTCGCGCCGGTCGCCGGCACCGTGATCGCGTTCGAGAAGATCATGCAGCGGTTCCAGTCGCAGGGCGTGACGCCGTTCAGCCAGGCGCACCGCGCCGACGCGCCGGATGCCGGGAAGATTCCCGGATACGAGAAGATGAGCTTTGAGCAGCGCAGGCACGCGCAGGAACTGCGGCGCGCCGCGGCTTCCGGCCGCTAAGGGGAGAGGTTAAATGGTCTCGCTCACCACCACGATCACCACGCCGACGAACTTCGTCGAGTATGCGAAGTCGATCGACGAGAACGATCCGACGCGCACCTTCGTCGAGAACATGATCGAGGAGTCCGACGTCATGCGGGCGATCCCGATCATGCCGGCGGATCGCGGCAAGCGCGCCTACATGGACATCGCCTCGCTGCCGACGGTCGGCTTCCGCGGCCTCAACGAGGCCGGCAAGCAGGGTCTCGGCTCGTTCAACCTGCGCGAGGAGGACACCTACTTCATCGACGACTATATCTTCGCCGACCGCGCGATGATCGACCGCCTCGGCCCGGAGGGAAAGTACAAGCAGGAGAAACTCAAGAGCATCGCGCTCGGTCAGTTCTTCTCGCAGAACGTCCTCAAGTCGGACAACTCGTCCGATCCGCGCACGCCGAACGGCATCCAGGTTCGATGTCTCGATTCGACGGCGGTGACCGGCAACCTGATCCACAACTCGGCCTCGTCCGGCGGCGCTGCGCTTTCGCTCACCAACATGGACAAGCTCTACTGGCTGGTGAACAAGCCGACGCACTGGATCGTGCCGCGCGGTCTGATGCCGCAGTTCGATACCGCGGCGCGCAACAACACGCTGGTCAACCAGACGATCGGTTACTCCGAGGACGATTTCGGGCGGCGCATCATCCGCTTCAAGGGCCTGCCGATCCTGTTCGGCTACGAGCCCGACGACTCGCCCGACCTGATCCCGTTCACCGAGGTTGCCTCAGGCGGCGGTTCGGCGGTGACGGCATCGATCTACTGCGTGTCGTTCCGCCAAGGCGGCTTCTACTGCATCGAGCAGACGCCGCTGTCGGTCATGCCGGAAGGGCCGACCGTCGGTCAGCCGTTCGATTCCACTCACATCAAGTGGGACTACGGCTTCGCCCGCGAGCATCCGAAGGCGCTCGCCCGTCTCGACTCGGTCACCAACGCCACGATCGTTGCTTAGGGCGATTTCGCCCGCGCCGCATAGGAGAGCCACATGGCCCTGACCGCCCTTGCCATCCCGTCGCAGGTCACGACGTTTCCGTGCCCGTTCGACGCCACGCTGGCATTCACAGACACGCAGACGCTGACTGCGACTGGCTACCTGAACAACCTCAACTCCGGCCTGCTCGACCTCGGTGGGGCGAAGCCGGTGTCCGCGGTCGGGCGCACCGACTTCATCTGGAACATCGACATCACCACGATCGACGTGTCGAGCGCCGACGAGACGTATCAGTTCGCGCTGCTCGGCTCGAACGACTCGGCGTTCGGCAACGGAAACGTGGAGCTTCTGGCGTTCTACGACGTCGCTGCTGCCTCGTCCGGTCGTGTGATCGCGACGCTGCTCGGCGCGACGCCGACGATCCCGCCGACCGGCCTGGGCGGCATGCTGATCCAGAAGCCGGCCACCAATCTCGCCCTGCGCATCTACTACCGCTACCTCAAGGCGCGTGTGATCATCGGCGGCACCACGCCGAACCTGATCTGCACGTCCTGGATCAGCAAGGCGTGCGTCGACGTCTGACGCCAGCGCGTACACCACATGAGGACTGAGCCATGGCCTTGAAGCCCTATTCCGATCCCGTGCAGATGACGGCGCACCACATCAACAATGGCCCGGTCGTCATGTATCCGGTCGATGCCCGTCTCGCGGTTGCGCAGCATCCCGACGAGTGGTCACTCTCGCCGTGGTCGCCCGAAGATGCGTCGGCCGCGCGCAAGCGGCTGCACGAGCGGCGCGTGGCCGCGGCGCAGGCCGCCGGCGAGGACCCGCCGGCCCCGCCCGCAGAACCGCAGATGACCGACGCCGATCGCGCGGAGTTCGAGGAGTGGAAGGCCGCGCGCGCCAAAGCCAAGCAGATTCTGGATGCCGCGAAGGCCGAGGAGGCCAAGCGGTTGGCGAAGGAAGAAGAGATCAGCCAGGCCGAGGCCGTTCTTGCCTCGCCGCCGCCGCGCCCCGATCCGAACCGCCGCCCGTTGACCGGCGCCGCGAAGGCGAATGCCGAGCGGAAGGCCGCAGCCGACAAGGCAGCCGCTGAGAAGGCAGCGAAGGACAAGGCCGAAGCTGACCGGCAGGCGGCCGCCGCAGCATCCGGGACCTGACCTGATCGGAGACGCCATGCGCAGATCGCTGCTGGCCGCTGTCCTCGCGGCGACTATTCTGTTCCCAGGCGCGGCGCCGGCGCAGTACGCTGGCACATTCGGCGGCACCCCGATCAACGCGGCGAGCGACAACGTCGCCGCCGGTGTCGCGACCGCCACGCTTCCGGCAGTAGCCGGAAAGACTACCCACATTTGCGGATTTTCCATCACGTCGGCCGGCTCGACCGCCGCCGCGGTGGTGTCGCCGACCGTCACCAATACGATCAGCGGCACGATGACCTACACCTACGCCAGCGTTGCCGGCGTCACGCTCGCCAATGCGCCGCTGGTGGTCACGTTCAGCCCCTGCCTGCCGGCAAGCGCCGCCAATACGACAATTCCGGTGTCGATGCCGTCGCTCGGCGCCGGCAATACCAACACCACCATTAACGCCTGGGGCTTCCTCTACTAGCCGGACGCAGACGCCTCCAAGACTGCGTGCGCGTGATGCGTTGCCGCATCCCGCCCGCCGGCGGAAGGTCCGTCGCATGTGGCCAATTGACCAGCTCGGCGTCATCAACCAGGCCCTGATCCTGTCGGGGAACGAGCCGCGTTCGGCCGTCAATGACGGCTCGGACGAATGGACCGTCGGGTCTGCGGCATGGGATGCTGCGATCGAGGCGCTGTTCGAGGAGCACGATTGGGGGTTTCTGACCAACGTGCAGGTGCTCCAGCGCGCAGGCACGCCCTCCGATCCGTGGTACGCCGACGCCTACGCGCTGCCGCCCGACTGCATGCACGTCATCTGGGTGCGGCTCGCGATGTCGAACGGCAACGACGCGCCGGTGCAGTACCAGATTCTCAACAACCAGATCATTCTCAATGCCGCCGGCTTCGGCCCCCCGGCGCCCCCGAATCCGACGCGCGGCACCGTGACGGTCAAGTACGTGTCGAACGGCAACGGCCCGGAGACCTTCACGCCGCTGTTCATGAAGGCGCTGCGGTTCTTCGTGATGTCCGGCATCTATCGCGGCCTCAACGAGGACTTCGCCGAGGCGAATGCGCTCTATCAGCAGGGCGTGGCGGCGACTGCGCAAGCCCGCTCGCGATCGGACCAGCAGCAGCCCAAGCGCCGGTTTTTCAACTCGCGCATGCGCATGACGCGGCGCGTCCGGCATCCGTGGGGCGTCTCTCCGCTCGGGTGGACGGATACCGGACGTCCGAACTGAGGAGGGCCGTGACCCATGGCTCTCCCGAAAGCGGTTGATACCCAGCGAGATTTCTCCGCCGGCGAAATCGACCCGACCGCAAAGCGCCGCGATGACGACGACTTCGTCAAGAAGGGCATGCGTCAACTTTCTAACGCGCGCATCCTCAACACCGGCGGCGTGACGCAGCGCCCCGGCCGCAACCTGATCCGCAGCCTCGCGACTTCGGGCCGGGTCGATGACGTGACGATCGCGCCGGGCGTGATCTACCGGCTCGTCTTCACCACCAACACGCTGACAATCTACGATTCGACCGGCACGTCCGTATTCACCGAGGGCGGCCGCGCCTGGACGGCGGCGACGGTCAAGTCGATCGTCTTCACGGTGTTTCTCAAGCAGGTCATTATCACCTTCCCGGGCGTGGTGCCGGAGGTGCTGACCTGGGACGGCGCGACCACTTGGACCTCGGCGTCCTATGCAGAGACGGTCACCGCCGGCGGCCAGAAGCGCACGCCGTTCTATCGCATTTCGCCGCAGAACATCACGATGCAGCCGAGCGCGGTGTCCGGCAACATCACGGTTGCGTTCTCGTCGAACATCCTGGTCGCCGGCATGATCGGTACGCGATTTCGCTACTGCGATCGCCAGATCAAGATCACCGGAGTAACCAACGGCAAGCTCGGCGCCGCGATCGTGCAGGAGCCCCTTCCGCCGGGGCAGGGCATGAACGTCGGCTCGTCGCCGATCAACATTATCAATCTGGGCGACGTGCTCGAGGGTCTAACCTCGGGTGCCAAGGGCATAGTCACGTCGGTGTTTTCGGGAGCCGACACCCAGACACTCACGTTCGGGTCGGCGCCGTTCGCCACGTTCCCGATCGGTGACGCGGTAACCGGGGGCACCTCTGGCGCGACCGGCAATGTGGCTTCGGTCGATCCAGAGAGGTTCATCATCCTGCTGACCGGCTGCGTCGGCACCTTCACGGCGGGCGGCGAGGTCATCACCGGGCCACACGGTTCGCTCGCCTCGACCAGCGCGACCGGCGGCGTCAACGGGCTCAACGTGCAACTTCTGCCGGTCAATGGCCGGGTCATTCGGTTCATCGCGCCAGAGCAGGTCTCCGCGCCGCTCGGCCAGATGGGCGCGACGGCGGTGTCCGACCTGCCGCCGCAGGCCGTCGCGGTGTGGGACGACGAGGTCATGAATGCCTATCGCGGCTGGCCGCAGTCGGTGGTGTCCGACCAGGGCCGGCTGATCTTCTGCAACTTCCCATCGGTCCCCGGTGCCGTCGCGTGGTCGGCGATCGATCTTCCGAACGATCTCTATGTCGGCGCCAATCCGGCCGATGCGTTTTTCGAGCTCGCGCCGGGCAAGTCGCAGGTTCTGCATGTCGTGCCCGGCGCCGAGGGGTCCGAGTTCGTGTTCACCGACATCGCGGTGTTCTACATCTCGATCACCCCGACCAATCCTCTGCGGCCGGGTTCGGTCGCGTTCCAGCGGGTGTCGAGCGATGGCGCCGCCGCGGTGCAGCCGCGCTCGGTCGGCGACGTGATCCTCTACGTCGACCAGGGGCTGACCCAGGTGCAGATCGTGGTCGCGACCGGCGCCTACAATCGGCCATATGAAAGCCGGACCCTGACCGATCTACATTCGCACCTGTTCAATGGCATCGTCGCAATCGCGCTGCCGACCTCGGTGACCCAGTTCCCGGAGCGCTACGCCTACGTGCTCAACGGCGACGGCACGCTGGCGGTCGGCAAGTACGTGCTCGACGACAACGGCAAGCTGGCCGGCAAGGTCGGCTGGCTGCCCTGGTCCGGCGCCGGCGCGGTGGCGTGGGTGTCGGCGCTCAACGACGTGGTGTTGTTTACCACCGGCTACCCGGCGGCGGCGCCCACCGCGTTCATGATCGAGCAGCTTGATGCGACGCTCTATCTCGACGCCTCGCTGCCAGTGAACGCGATCCCGGCGACGCTGACCCCGCCGGGTGGCAAGGGGCCGCTGTGGTGGCTGCCGCTCGCGACGGTCGACCTGATGGACGGCCGCCTGCCGCTCGGCCCGCACGCGACCGACGCCAATGGGTTTCTGATCCCGATCACGCCCGGCGAGGACCTGACGAGCGTGACGCTGCGGGCCGGATTCACCTGGACCGCGATATGGGAGCCATTTGTTCTGACCTCGCAAGGGTCGCAAGGGGCGGACGAGCGGATGAAGAAGCGCCGCATCTCGCGGCTGCAGGCATATATGATGAACTCGACCGGCTTCCGGTTCGTCAAAATCTACTCCGGCGCACTGGGACCGAACCTGCCGGCGCAGGGGGATATCGTCTCTGATCGACGTATTCCGGCCTACAATCAAGATGACGACGCGACGCTGCCGCCGCCGTTGCGCGAGCAGTCATACGCCTTCAAGCCGCTCGGCCGCGCGCACGATCCGCGCGCCGGCATCATCAAGGACACGCCCGGCCCGCTCACGCTGGTCGAGATGGCAGCAAAGGCCAGCATCTGATGGGCAGCCCAGTCGGACAGGCACTTTCGATCGCGGGAGCGGGGCTTTCGGCGATCGGCGTCTACAAGCAATCGCAGGGCGTGGCCGCGGGCGACGAGGCGCGCGCCGAGCAGCTTTCTCGCGCCGCCGAGCGCGGCCGGATGGCGGCGACGCAGACCTCGGCGCAGATGACCGAGGACCTGAACACGACGCTCGGCAACATCGCGGCGGTGCGTGCGGCGGCGAACATCGATCCGACCTCGCCGACCACAGCCGCGGTCCTCGACCGGCAGGAATATGTCGGCAATCGCGCGCGCGACATCTCGGTGGAGAACCTGATGGCCCAGGCCGATGAGAACGACGCCAGCGCGAACTATCTGCGGCAGGCCGGCGCCTATGCGCTGAGCCAGGGCAAGATCGGCGCGTTTGCTTCTCTGCTCAAGGGTGTCGGCGGCGCGGTGGCCTCGCCGGGCTTTGGCTTCGGCAAGGGCGGCGGCGCCACTCCGGGCGACCCGGAATCTCTGGCGATGGCGGGGTGATCCATGGTCGTCGTTCCGCTCAAGGACTATCCGGTCGAGACCACCAAGCCGGTGCAGCCCGGCGTCTCGCGCGCCGACATCGCGCAGCCCTACGCCGAGCTTTCGCAGAACCTGGAAAAGCTGGGCGAGGGTGCCGACACGATCGCCTCGTCGCTCGCCCAGCAGGCGGGGGCGCAGGCCGTCACGCGCGATGCGAACGGCGACATCCAGGTGCAGAAGGCGCTGTTCGTCGGGCCAGCGGCGGCGCACTGGGAGAGCGCCCGCAAGATGGCGGCGCTCGTCGAGTACGACGGCGACGCGCAGCGGCAGGACATCAAGCTGCGCACGGATTTTCGCGACAATCCGCAAGGCTATCTGGCGGCGGCCAATCAGTTCGGCGTCGACATGCAGAAGAAGGCCACGAACGCGGCGGGGCCCGAGATCGGCATCGGCGTTCGTCGGGTGATCGAGCGCACCACGACGCAGACCTATCGCGGCCTGCTCAACGAGAAGGAACGCCTCGACCTCCAGCGTTCGGAAGCCGTCATGTCGTCCGGCGTGAAGTCGGCGACCGATGACCTGACGGCACTCGCGCGCGGCGGCCTGACTGATCCGAACAACCCCGACGTCAAGGCGGCTTGGGACAAATACGACACGCTGCAGCAGCAGCGCGTGAGAAACCCGCGGCTCGCCTATCCGCGCGAGCAGGCGGATTACGACCGCGAGCACCTGATCGGCCAACTGGGCGCGAATGCCTTCGTCTATCACGTCGATGAGAAGTACAAGGCCGCGCCGAC